TCAGCACATCCCACACGGCAGCCCATTCGGGCGCTAGGCCCGATCGCATCCAGCGAATGGCTTGGTCTGCTCGACCGGTAGGCACAAGCCCCAGCGTTTCATCGTAGCGACGTTCCGTCAGGATCCGCGCCACTGTCCGCACTAGCGTCTGCTGTGAGCCCCAGAAGTTAAACCGCTGGTTACCTATCTTCATCCTGCCGAAGTCGGTCGAGCGAGGGTCGATATTAACCTCGAACTGACCAGAAAGGGCAGCGAGAGAGAGCAAGCCCACGCCTGTCGTGACGAAGGCAACGAGGTTCTTAGCCGCCTCGCCTCGCACCAGCGGGTCTCCCTGTTTTCCTAACTGGAGAACTGAAGCCCACGCTTGCGGTCCAGAGACTCGCAACTGAGGTGACCAGAAAAGCACCTGCATAGCCTTCGTCAAAGCGGCATTACCCAGCGTACCTCGGCCACTAAACCGGTTGAGCATGTTGGAGAGCGTCCGTATTCGGTCGGGCGTGATTTCGACATCAGCCTTAATCCACTTCGTCACGATGTCCTTGGCCACATCGTTGCGGAGTTTGTTACCGTAGGTCGTGAACGAGCGGTTAGAGGCGCGAATACCCTTACTGAGCAATGTCCCAGGGGGACCAAACCACTTGCCGAGATTCTCAGCCAGACGCCCTCGAAACACCTCCTCTGCGGACTCAAGGGCAGGGTCGAGAGACCGGTAAAGCCCGTGCTCGTCAAACAGTTCGCCGAAGTTGACAAGCGTTGTGTTTCCGTTCGCTTCCTTGACGGGAACCTTGAACGCATCGTCCAGCATTGACGCTTGGAGGCGCTGCGCCCTCGCTTCACTCCCCCACACCCGGAACATCTCCGGCATGTTGCCGAAGAACTCTTTCGGGTGAGCAGGGCCGAGCATGATGCCCTGCCGGAAGGGATAAGACACATCAAAGGCGGAAAGTACGGCCTTGGGCAGAACGGCGATATCGTAAAGGTAGTCGCCAATCCCCAGCTTGGTTCCCCCGGCCTTCTGAAGCACGTCCGCCATGCCGTCACCGTAGACCTTGCGGATAAGGTTGATTTCGTTCAGTTGAAGAGGCTCTACGCCCTCGTCGAGCTTGGCCAGGGCCTTCACTACCCGCTTCAGCTCGAAGTTCCCAATCTGTCCTTCCGCATTGACCTCGCTAGCGCGGCGGAACAGAGCCAGCCGTTGCTCCTCTGGAAGCTCAACCTTGAGCGGTGCTGGCGCTGGGAGCTTGCCAGCGAGGAACTTGCTAGCGCGTTTGTCCGCCTCTACGGGGTCGACGCCAGACCTAACGAGGCGGTTGTACTCATCGACATAAGAGCTACTACGTTGTGCCCTTACGGGGGTGCGCGCTGTCTCGGCCAGCGTCACTTCTCGCTTGGCGGTGGGTAGGGTTTCCTCGATGTTACGAGCCGCGACCTTCCAGAGCGGGTCGCCAGGTGCGGCTTCAGGGATGCGAACGCTCGGCTTGACCGCCTGCTTCGCGCCTGCCTCGACAACCTCCTCCGCTACCTCTCGCCCAGCGCCACTGCTAGGGAAGAGTCCAGACGCCTTACCCGCAGGAAGCTCCAGCAAGTCCGGTTCAATCTCAGAGAACCCAAATCTCGTGTATATCCCTTTCAACCTCTCCGATGCAGGATTAGCCAGAATCCTATGGGTGGGATTTACGTCTCTTAAATGCTGGATGAAATCTCCTACCTGTCGCATTTCTGCAAGGGTCGAAGGCGTATCAGAGATTCGGTCTATATCCACCCATATGTTTTTTATACCCGGCGAACTCACCGAAAGGCGCACATTCATGTTGCCTACAACATAATCACCAGAGGCACCCAGCCGTGTACTAGGAAAGAGCTGCTTTGGAACTACCTCTAGGTTGTCTGTAATCCCAGCAGAAAAGTTAGTGGTGAACTTTGGCAACCTACCTGACACCTCACGAACGCCCGTAACCGCTTCCGGCACCCTTGCACCGAACGGCTCCGTCGCAGCCTGGCCCGCCACTCTCGCCGCCTCAGTATCAACCAAACCTGGCACTTTACGGAGGGCCGCGCCTCCGCTACGGGCTACGGCGCGACCACCCCGAGCAATTTCCGGCGCGAAACCAATGCCGGGGGCTAGATTTAGGGGGTCGAGACCAAAGGACAGGATTTCCTCAGCCGTTTCCTCTGGGATTACATTTACCCCTCGTGAACGAAGGATATCCCCGCCCGTTGCCCCAGGGGCTCCCAGCAAGTTCAGGGCTGGCACAGGCACATCCCCCGAAATCAGCTTACGGGCAGCAGGAACGCCGACAAGCTGTCGTGGCTCATCCAATAGCTTCAGCGCCGTCCCTCCGAGGTTCAGCGCTGCCTGCCCAGGGCTCACCCCACCTTGTCGCCGCTCCGTAAGGATCTGCTGCACCATCGGCGGTAAGGCCTTGAACTGCTCGCTCTCGAACTGGCCTGGCGCAAGGACAGCCGCGTTTAGTTGGTCAATGTTCTCCCGCATCCACTGGGACGCGCCCTGCCGCGTGTTCGGCGCAATCGCCTCACCAAGCCCCGCCTGCGGACCGGTCGGCGCGACTGCCGCGTCGAACTTCGCCACCTCTGCCTGGGCGTCCGTCTGACGCTGCGTCTGGACGCCCTGACGCGCCTCCTGCTGCGCCTGGATAGTGGCGTCGAACCTCTGCGCCTCCTCTTCCCGTATCGCCTGCTGTGACAGCCCTGGGCTCTGCATCTGGGCTATAATGTCGTCGAAGGCACGCACATCCGCCTCAATCTTTAGCTGACGCTCCTCTTTGTCCTGAGCGATACGGTCATCGAACGCCTGAGCGTTACGCTCACGGCGCTTCTGGACCGTCTCGAAGGTGCCGGGAGGCGCGAATCGTGCCATTACTTATTTACCCACCGTGAACCAGTATTTGATGTAGCCATTTTCTGGGTACTGATCCCATAGGTGTGTGAACAGGCAGAGGTCCACCGCCCAGCGCCGAAATCGGATTTGGCCGAAACCGAACCATAGCCCATATCGGTAGAAGCCGAAGCCGTAACCTGTCATCTAGCTACATACGCCTCACTGCACGAAAGGCAAGGGAGGCCACCTTCTTGAGGCCATCAATTATCCGCTGGTCGTAGGTCGTCATACTTCCTCCTATACGAAGCTGAACCTTGTCTGCGGCACTCGTAGACCCGGAGTGGCGGCCGCCATCATCGCCAGCACCGTCTCCCGCGGGAAGCCCGCAATCTCGTACGCCACCAGCACGTCATCCCGCTGCTGCGCCGTGGGCAGGGCCATGAAGTCGGACACGATGGTAGAGGGGTGCGGTAACACACCTGCCCCGAAGCCGATATCGATTGGCCCCTGGAGGTTAGGGATGGGGTTCAACCGCTGTCCTGTACGAATGGCCTGAAGCGCTGGAAGATCATTGAAGAAAGCCAACGCGTCATCCGGTAGAGTCGGCGTGGTTGGTGTAGTCGGCGTGGTCGGTGTGACAGGAGGTATTGGAGTCGGGCCTACTGGCACCGTTGTCCCCGGCGCAGGCGGAACGGTCAACACGTCCGGAGGCGGAGGTGCGGCTGCCGGTGCGGTTGCGCCGCCCGACGTACCACTGACAAGGCCGGGGCTGGGCCCGAAGCCACCTGCTGGTGTAGGGGCAGGTGTTGGTGTTGGCGTGGGAGCGGGCGCAGCAGGAGCCGTGGCAGTGGGAGCGGGCGACACAGGCCCATGTACCAACTCATACCTCTGTCCCTCTATAATGACCTGCCCTGGCCCTCCAGAGGTGGTGGCGGGCCGGTACATACTGCCCTGCCACATAAACACTCCTGGAAAGCCGGGAACACCAATCGCGCCTGTGGGCCAGTTGGATTGAGCGGCTGCAAACGGAACTCGTTCTGGTGTCGGCTCAGGCGGTGGCGGCTCGTGTGGAGCTATACTTGGTGTCGGTTCAGGTACCGGCGGTGGGGGGCCAGCAAGTGTGCTGAGGGGCCTAGATGGCCCAAAGCCACCCAGCGGACGGTTAATCAACGTGGAACCGCTGTCACGACTGAACGCCCCCTCCCCGACTGTACGGCTAGGCGAAAGGCGTTGCAGTAAGGAACTACCCAGGAGACCGCCAGCTTGGAAGCCGCCCACCAGCGGGATTACCTCTTGCTGCCCATCTGGGCGTTGCACTATTACCTCTGCCGTTGGAGGAACGTTAGCATTAGGCCCCTCGCCGACAAGGCGAGCGACACCCGACCCAGGTGTGCCGCCTGCTAGACCCGTTTGGGGAACAAAGCTGCTTGAGAAAACCTGACGCAGGTCCATCGCCGAGCCTGTAGGCGCAGCCACCGCAGGACGGGGCGCTGGGGCTGGGGCAAACCCACCCCTGGACCCGCCCGACGACCCACCGCCGAGACCCGACACCTCTGCGAAGTTGGTACTGACGTTCGGCACGCCAGTCGGCACTGGAACCGTAGGGGCGGTTATCTCCTCAAAGGGCCCCTGGAGAGCGGAGCCTAGAGCGGGCTGCGAGCCGAAGCCGCCCGTGAACAGCCTAGCCTGCACCGCGTCCCTCAGCCCTGTAGAGGCGAACATCGCCGCCAACTCCATCCGCTGCGTGTTCCGGGCGATTTGAGCCGCCATCTCGAGTTCGGACTGAAGCCTCTGGGCCGCGCCTTGCTCCCCCAGGAGGACGCTCCGCAGGGTGCCCTCAATCTGGTCACGAACAGCCTGAAGCTGCGCCCTGGCGCTGGCCAGGGTGCCCTGGAGCCGAAGCCTGGCGGACTCTACGGTGCCAGCGGCGCTCGCTCTCGCGGCGCCAACCATCCCAGAGGCACTAATGTTCGCCCGCTGGATGCCGGCATCGATTTGTGCCTGGGCGGTCGGGCCTACCGGACCAAATGATTGTAGGAAGGGGAGAATGGAGTCGAGAACATCGATGCCGACAAGGCCGATACCCGGAATGTTAACACCCGATATGCCCCCGGTGTTATCCCGGACGACTGTCCCCCCTAGTCCTGTAGGGTCAGCTTGCTGAACCATCATTCTCCAGGTGCTTCTCAGCCCATTTCACGAACTCGGAATCGCCCATATCGTCTCCGTACTGCTGTCGGAACTGCATAATCTTCTCCTGAAGGGCAGGAACATCGAACCTGATGCGCTCGAAGTCCTCCTGCTGCGCCTCTTTCGACACCGGCACCGTCCCCAGTGGACGGTTTATCATCTCTGGCAACTTCACTCGCACCGTTTCCATGAACTTCTCTTTTGCCTTTTCAAGACGGCCCTCGATGAGAGCGGTAGCATCGTTCAACTGCGGCGAGCCGAAGACTGGAGTGCTCACAGTACGCCCAGCCCCTCTAGCTCGGACGGCTGCTGTAGGTTTCCAGGCCGCCTAGAGTTCCCCGCCGTCTGTCGGGCCGCCGACATCTGCGCGTCGGCGTTACCGCTGTTAGCCAGCGCCTGCTGAATCTCAGGCGGTAGGCCCGCGATGCGCTCCGCCGTGGCAGCCGTGCCACCCGTCTGATTAAGCAGCATCCCCGCGAACTGTGGCGCCATCTGTGCCAGCAATTCATTGAGCACCACCTCCACCTCCCACTCCTTCCGATGCTCAACCAGTTTCTGGGCGTTCTCGGCGTCCATCCCGATCTCCAGAGCGTCCGCAGGATGGAGAATGTTCATCAGTCCCAGCACGATGTCCACCTGCTGCCCCCTGGACAGCGGGTTGACGCTCTTGATGCGCGGCATGACGAACGGCTCCTGCCCCTCGACGTCTTTCGGCTCAGCCCCCAGCCGACCGAACCTCTCATCCACCACGACAACCGGCTCCGCCGATGCGGGGAACACCTTGTGGAGCTGTTCCACCGAACGGAACGCGAGGGCCGATATCTGCCTGAGGGCGTCCACAAACGTCTTCTCGTAGGGCAGCAGGTTCTCTTTAGCTGCCTGCTGGAGGCCAAAGAACCCCGTAGCCGACTGGCCCGACTTCATCTGGGGGAGAGTGGCGGGGTTCAGGACGAGCTGGAAGACGAGATTATGCAGAAAGTTCAGAAGTTCTAGCGAGGTGTCGGCGATACCGACACTCGGCGCCGCCTCCATCTTTTCGTTGAGTCCCAGATGGACAACCATATTATTGTCCGGTGTGATATCGACATTGTTCAGGTTGCCCGCCACCTTTGGGTCAAGGCTCCGCATCTCCATGTCCAGCTTGACCTGTAGCGGCGTCTCCGCCCCCCGGCGGTGGATGTTCCTCATGTCGGTAAGGATTTCGTTGAACGCCTCCAGCACGTCCTTAAAGTCATGTAGCGGCGACTTCCAGTAGATGCCGAGGTCGTTATCCGGCTGGGTGTTGACCTCCGGGAAAACGTAGGGGCTCATCCCTAGGTCGTGCTCCCACTCACGGAGAAGGGCCCCCTCCGCCACGTCAGCGCCCGTGTGCGACACGACAGTGCCGCTCCACGCATGGTTCGCGTACTCTATAACCTTCAGCTTGATCGAATCCTCCAAGGCGTAATCCGCTGGCATCTTGCCCGGATATTCGGAATCTATCTCCCGCTTCGTCATCTCGCGGATCTCCACCACTTCAGGGTGTCTGCGCTCGTGCGAGATGACGGGCCAAGTTGACCTCGGACTCGCGATTTTCCAGCGAAGAGGGAAGTTACGCTCCTTGAACTTCGCGATGGCCCGCACCACCTCGTCTATCTCCTCGGTCAGTTTCTTGTCCACTCCCTCTTCAGAGCTGACAAGATTCTCCTCCGTGAGCTGTTGTAGTTCCTCAACGAGCTTTCGGTACTCGCTGCCATCGGCCCATAGATAAGGAAGGGGAAAGAAGTTAGTGGGCGCCCTAGAGAAGATGAACAGGTTCCTCTTCATGGGGGTGAGCACGTCCTCGACCTGGGAGCGGGTTATCACGCCCCCCAGCCAGGGCTCTAGGAACTCGTCAGCGTGTTTCGCCGTTTCCACCTTGTCGTCCCTGGGCACCACCTTCAGGATGTAGGCGCTGGCGAGGGCGGCGGCGTTTCGGTCCACCACCATGCCGGCCAGCCCCACCCGGAGGGGTTTTATCCGGGTGACGTCGCCTGGCTTCTTCTGTGTGTCCTGCTTCTCAATCTTGAGATAGAGGTCGAACGCCCCGTCGTCGTGAGTCCTCTGCCGTCTGTACCTGGTCTCCTGCGACCTGGCCAATTCGAGGATGTAGTGTTCGGGGTCGTCGGGCCTACGGTCGTAGGGCATCTACCGCACCCTCCACGGGAAGCCAATCTTCACCTTGGGCGGGTGCGGCATCCCGCCGTAGTCAAACTCCATGAGGCCGTAGGCTGCCGCGTCATAGGCGTGATCCATCAATCCCTGCTCCCACTTGTCTAAGAGGATGTCCTGCCCCCTGGGCTTGGCCAGGGCCAAGTTCTGAAGTTCAGCGATGAGGTTGGGGCACTCAGGCGAGATGTACATGCCCGGCTGACCGTCTCCCTTGATGGTCAGACGGGAGAACAGCAGCCGGAACCGCTGCTGGAAGTTGTTAGTTCGCGCCGCCCGAATAGGTAAGCCAGTCTGGCGCTGGTAGCTCTCTATCTGCGCCCCGCTCGTCTGGGGATCGCAGCGAATGTTCATCGAGCCCCACTCGCCCAGCGTGCTTACCCACTCCTCGTCGGTGCAGTTCCGCTTATAGAACTCTCGTATCGCCCACACCCTGTTCTGCTCCGTGATGCCCAGCTCGATAGCCGCAGTCGGGCTTGATGCGCCGAAGTCCAGCCCCACGACCTTCCGCACAAACTTCGTATCCCCGGGAAGCCGCACATGAACCATCTCGGAGAACTGCGGGAAGGCCGCACCCTCGACCCTGATGAACTCGCCCCTCCCCTCTTGTGCCCACAGAGGGGTATCGCCATACGATTCCTTTAAGCGTTCTATCTGGCCTTCGGGAAGGTGGTGGTTATCTTGCGACCAGAGCGTGAAGCGAGGGTAGTCCGCGGCGGTCAGCGGCTCCCCAGTCCGTGGGTTAGCCTTGTCCACCCACCTCTGTCTCAGCCAGGGGCTCTGCCAGTGGGGAGTCGAGCTGACCCACCCCTGAACGGGATACCCCTCCTGTCGCAGGGCGGGCTGAAGAATCATAAACGCTTCATGCTGATACCCCTCCGCAATCTCATCCATAGCGAAGAAGGCGAGGGTCAGACCGCGGAGCCGACCGTACTCTTCGGCGGGACGTAGCATGATAGTGCTCTTGAGGGCGGAGAACACAATTTGCATGTCGCCCCGCTTGAACTCCCATCCCGCGCCCACCGACAGCCCCTCAAGGTGTCCCGCTACAGTTCGGAAGGCTGGAACGAGAATGTCCCGGACCATCGGGAAGGTCGGCTCCGTCATTACCCCCTGTGCGCCTGGGTGCTCGGTGACATACTTGATGGCCTTTACCACCGTCGCAACGGTCTTGCCACCACCCCGGCCGCTGAACAGCCCGGGGTACATCGCGTCGGACATAACGAAGTCCCACTGGGCGCCCGGCATCACCTCAAACTCTGGGGGGGCCTGAATCTCTGTGACCACTTATTCGCCCCACCGCTCGCACTCGTAGGGTTCAGGCTCGTTACCAACAGCACCGCAGGGACCACACCAGATGAACGTCGTTGGGCAGTAGTGCTTATTGTCATCGCCGAGATGGTGCATAACCTCGATTTCGTGGGGGCAATCGAGCATTTCTAGAGACCCGTAGCCCTGCGGATGCGAAATCATTACGTAGGTGCCGCGCCAAGGAAGAATGGCAGCGTAGATTGTGTCGCCATTAGATGATGTCTCTGTGACCACTTTTCCTCCATAATGAAAAAGCCCCCCGAAAAGGGGGACGGGTTTCTCCGCGGGGAGTCTCCTAGCCTTTCTCCTCCATGTCATGCCACTCCTCTAGCTCCTTCAACTGGTACAGCGTCCTGACCTTCTCCCGCACGGTCGCCACGTACACCTCACGCCGTTGAAACCCCTGATGTTCAACTAGGAGGTCATCAAAGTCTGCGAGTACAGCCTTGATGTCGCGGTCAGGCACGCGTTATCCTCCACATCACACTCGTGAGTTCGTCCACGACGGTCTCCTGCGCGTTCGCATACTGCTTCCAGATAGACCCCCCGCTCAGCTCGTCGTCCCAGAAGTCGCGAACCGGTGCTAGGAGAAGGTGGATTAGCTCATGGAGCATCGTCTGTTCTAACAGCTTCCCTGTTAATTGTGCTTTGAGGTTCCAAGAATTCTTTGGCGTCAGGTCGATCGTGATTCGTGCCTTCCGGTAGTGAGAGGGATGGATACATTCTGCGATGCTGCCCGAGCCAGCCTTTTCTGCCGTGACGATAATTCGCCAGTTCTGAAGCCCCAGAACCTCCTGCCAGTGGGCTACGTACCCCTCCGCCTCGGAAACTACCTTCGCAGCCTTAGCCATGCCGCTCCCTGTACGCCCTTTGCCGCTCCGCGTTCGAGCCGTGAATGCGCTTCCCCCGCCCGCCTCGGTGCGTTACAGTTTCGGGAAGCGTTACGGTTTGAGCCTCGAGCGTTACAGTATTCTTGGATTTCGTAACACCGCACGGCTGCGTGCTCCAGTGCCGCTTCTCGCACGCCCGACACTTAGGCGCGTCCATACTGCCCCGCCAGGCTAGACAGCACGAGTCTGCCACAGTGAGTATTTCGTGTCTGGCTGAGTCCCCCAGTGGGGCAATCTCTCGCCCCAGCACCAGACACGATCACATAGATAACAATGCGTCAGGAGCCCCACGCATCCAGGCTTCTCAGCATACTTCCGCAGATGTTCCCGTGCCTCATCGCACGCGCAAACCGCTAGACTAGACATTCAGATACCCACCTCTCCCCGTTCCAGTAGGAAAAACGCACCGTACCTAGTTCCTTGTCGAAAGAGAGCTGTGGCGGAGGCGCTATGGTGATAGTGGGCTCCAGTACGTAGGCTGTGTCGTTCGGGCCCACCGCCCATGTCTTTTTAGCCATCAGGCCACTCCAACATAGCCCATGCCGTCTGCTCCCGTGGTGTCATTTTCCGCTCCTGCCAGTGTAGGTAGTCCTCGTCATCCTGGAGTTCCTCGCCGCAGATAGCGCAGGTACGAATAGGAGTCGCCGGATATCCCTTTTTAAGCACCCTCAGTAACTCCGGGAAGGCTCGCCTCCCCACTGGGGAAGGTTGCGCTGTTGATGATCAATGCTCCGCCAGTGAACTCACTATCACCCCAGTAGAGAACGGCATCGCCATTGATAATCCTTCGGCAAGCGCTCTTCTCTTCCTCTGTCTCTGGCTTCAGCTCAATCCTTTCGGGAAGACCAACTAACTTCATAATCTCCCCCTTTTTAGAGCGTTTTTCCTTCTCGTGGAATGTTTACAGCAACTATATACGGTAGTGTACGGGCCCCCGTCGTGGGTTCCCGTCGACCAATACGAACATATGAGTCTACGCACTATATCCTATATGTAAAGTAAATCAGATACAGAACAACCACCGTGGCCGTGCCACCCCCATCAATGCCCATGCTTTGTATCTGGGCGGGGACGCCAACCCTACTCCGTGCCGTCGTGGGCTACAGGTCGCGCCTCGTGCCTTTTAGGCGTGGACGTGCGCGGGACAAAATAAGTTTCCGTGCCTGCCAAGCGGCGCTCGCTCTCAGCGCGCTCACGTTCCCTAAGCACATACATCGCCACGTCTCTAGCCTCTAATAGGTCACGCAAGAAGGACGGAGCACAGTGCCAGCGCATCAGTCGCCCTTCTTGATAATGAACACGGCCTGGTCGACGTGGATGTCGCCCTTGAACCTGTGGTCTACCTCACGGCCCTTGAACAGCTTGTCACGCTGCACGCCATCATCCATGATGACGCCATGATATTCGCCAGTGGTTAGAGGGCCGCTCTCTACCTTCTCAGCGTAGTGTTCTAGCTGGCGTATCTCAATGCCCTGTGCGAGCCTGATAATCTCTACTGCCCGCTCATCTATCTGGGCCTGTATTTCCTTTGCCATCTCTGGCCAACCGTCACGCCAGTTGTAGACTGTACGGCAGGGTATTCCCAGCTCCGTCTCAATGTGGGGTCCAGACCATCCCTGAACTAGCAGAGCACGAACCTGAACCTTATCCTCTTCCGTATAGCTACGATGTGCTGTCATATTCTCCCCGCGTAGAAAAGCCCGCGGTGACCAAGTGACCCTGGCTCCTACTGAACTCTCTACCTTCCCTGCTAAAGACAACCGGAGCGCCGACGCCCCAGCCTGCTACACTTCTATCACCTTAGCTATCCAGGTGTCAACCCCCCTTAGCAGTTGTCAAGCCCGGAAATCTTCACAGAAATAGCCCGTGTACCCCCTTGACGCATACCTAATGGTGGTGGTAGTGTCGGTGATAGAGAAAGGAGAGAACGATGAACACAGCAGTTGAGGCCAAGAATCTAGAGGGGGCCCTAGCCCACATAGCGAACGGTGGTCGCCTTGCGATACCGACACACATTCGCTGCACCATCATCGACCAAGGGGTGATAGCACGGTTTGAGAAGGCAGGCCAGTGGCTACTCAAGGAAGAAGGCGATGGCTACCGCCTACGCACGGGCAAAACCAGCGTCTACGTCCTTCCTGGTCAGCTTAAGTATGCCTAGAGCAAGCGAGAGGAGAGGAACGATGTACAACAACGAGCAATGCCCCAAGTGTGATCCTGACCGCATCTGTGAATGCAAACCATGTGCCGGATGCCGCAAGATGGGCTGCACCTATGTTACGTGTGGGTGTACCTGGCACAGCTAGACCCGCCAGCGCTGGGCCTGGACAGCTGGGCCTAGTGCCGGAAGGTTTAGCAGCGGGGGACTCTCCCCGCGTAGAAAGGAGCGAATGATGCACACGCCATGGACAGTACAGTTCCTCCCGGCGCTTGACGGCCCCACGGCACAGACGTTCGGCCCCGAGGCGGAGGCCAACGCCCACCTGATAGCCGCTACCCCTGCCCTGCTAGAAGCGCTGGAGGCGATCGCGAAGGGGAATACTGTTAGGCACATGCAGGCGACGGCCCGCGCTGCTATCGCCCAGGCTAAGGCATGAGCAACCTAGCCAGAGAACTAGAACGCACGGCTGATTACCTACAAGAGACACGGCTAATCCTGACCGGGTACTATATGGAGGCACTCAAGCAGGGCATCCCCACAATAATGACAGCAGACCAGTTAAGGGCCTACGAGGACCAAGAGAACAAAGCTCGGAAGATAGCGAGAGAAGAAGCGCTGAAAGAGATAGGGGGAGAATCCTGTGGCTAACACCTACACCTGTAAACGATGCGGCTACGAATGGACCCCACGTAAGCCCACGATGGGACGCGCTAAGCCCGTTGCCTGCCCCAACTGTACCAGTAGGCAATGGGATAGCGTAGAAAGGAGCAAGAAATGAGCACAACAATGACACCGGACGAGGAGTTCATCGCAGACTTAGAGCGCGTCAACGCCGCCCTGCTAGAAGCGCTGGAGGATGCGGTACTGTCGATGGAGCGAGCATCACTAGTGATTGGCCTCAGCCACCCTGGACTAGCTGTCCAATTAGGGTTTTCTGCGATGAAGGCCCGCGCTGCTATCGCCCAGGCTAGTACCCCCGACCCCTCGGAACGCTGAGCACCGTCTGCACCCTCTCCACCCCATCCCTCACCCGGGCGTTCACCTCGCCCGGTGTCAGGCCCCACCACTCCGCCACCTGCCGGCGCCAGTCAAACTTGTTGAGCCCCCTGCTCCAGTCAGAGCTCCCCAAGCAGATGTCCATGAATACCATCAGCGCCATCTCGAACGGCAGCCCCCCCAGCGCTAGGTCCAGGTCCGCCTTCAGCGTGGCGGAGTTAGCCCAGGGTGCCTCTGCCAGCGGCGGCGGGCGGGATACCAGCACCTCTTCCCGCTTCGGCGGCCTCGCCCCCTGCGCTAGCCGCTGGTACTCTTTGAGAAGGTGGTAGGCGCTATCCATTCAGTTCCACCTCACCGCTATGCACCACTGCGCCTCCGCCGCACGCGCATATAGGGTCGATAACGCACACTCCACCGAATGCCCCCGAGTACAGATCCCCACAGGCTCAGGACGCCCGTAGTAGAACGCCCCCATCACCATCGCCTCGAGCAGGCCGGTGTCGCGGTCCGTCGTCGCCACGATGGCCAGTATGTCTAACCGAGGAGGGTTCACAGATTCTCCCCGCGGAGACGGTGCTCTTCCTTGTGCAGCCTCATCAAGAGCCGCATGGCTTCTATGGCACATGTGTTACACCACCGCTCCTTCAGACCCTCATCTGGTATGAGCTCCACACCTATCCGAAGCGCCCCATCCAAGACACCAACGCAGGCGCCGTCTGACGCTTCGTATCTTAGGGACGCGCCACAGGTCAGACATTCCTCTGAATCTGCCATCACTCACTCTCCCCGCGTAGACGCATCAGTTATCCTCTCCCCGTCCCCATGCTGGGTCTGGAATCTCGCTACTGTGAATGTGACAACAATCTGTCTCCCCGCGGAGACGCTCCACCTCCGCTATCAGGGTAGGGATGTCGCGAGTGTAGGCCACCCTCCAGCCAAGGCTTACTGGCCCCTCCGTGTATGCCATCCTGTCGCCGCGCATCGCCGCTGCCTCCCTTGCCTTGATAGGCTCTAGGTCAAGCATTAGTGGCCTCCAAGATAAGGGAAACGTGTATCACGATGCCCCCTCTGTCGATGTAGCGGGTGAAAGGGTTCCCCACCCTTTGTCTGCCCCAAACAGACGGGCTGCACACCCGCCTCTTGTAAGAGGCTGTATACTTCGCGCCCGCGATTGTGGTATGTACCATGGTTGCCCCAACCCACTAGCACCTCATTTGCCTTAGTTGCCAAGCGTGCAATCCAACAATCATTCTCCTCACCCACTGGGTCTATCGCTAAGCGCAGCACAGACGGGTAAGGCGTACGGTAGGCGAAGATGTTGACTATTGTTAGACGCTGATAGCCCCAACGCTGGGCGTAAGTGCAGCAACGCCGCACAGTAGGATCATCTTGATCTGCATTAGCTGTACTTGGGTTCAGTAGGATGAAGAGAATTTCACCTTGGCCACCTAACCATGCACGCGTTAGCCTATAGCGATATAAACCATTTGGCGAAAATGACGCCGTCCCGTATGCCATCCTACTCACCCCCCTCGAGGCTCTAGGTCAAGCATTAGTCAGCCCAACATCCAATTCCTCATCACTCCAAAAGCCGATGGCTGCTGCCTCATCATGTTCTAGTACCCGCTCATCTCCCTCAACCTCCACAACCGTCCCTCTGCCACCAAAGCCGCGCTCCTTGATGTTGTTCTCAGGCGGGAGATCCCTAAATGCTTCTACTCGCGCATCGGTATATACATCATGGAGAAACTCGCCGCCATACCTGTTCCAACCAATAGCCTTCGCCCGTCGGGCCGTCTTAGCAGCTACAGGAATACATATCATGCCCGGCTCGCCATCATGCACTCCATAGACTCGCATCCTACTCACCCCCTTCGAGGAGAGCGCGTGGTTCTGTGAATTGCTGCTTTTCGTAGGGGCACTTATCCCACGTATGTTCTGCGTAACAAGTTTCCGCATGATACCGCTCCATCGCCACTCGCAGCGCCGCCCGCGTCACCTGTAGGGCGGTGAGCGCTTGCCGCGCTACCTCGACTAGGTATCCTTCGGCGTCACTTATCAATACCCTGTCATCGGCCCGCTGTTCTACAGCTATTGCCGCTGCCCGCGCTAGCGCATCCTCAATCTCCCGATCGGTTAGCGGTTTCTCCCCGCGTAGTGTCATCGCAGCACCTCCTCGATCTCAGGCCAGTCAGCAGGAAACCATGTGAACACCCGCACACGATGATCTCGACGAGCAGTCCGGCACATCTCATCCAGCACCTCACGCTGGGCGTCCGATTCCTTCTGCCCGGGCATCTTGAGCTCAGCGAAGATAATGTTAGGGGCCCGAACCAGCGTGAAGTCCGGCCATCCCTCGTCGGCGCCCGTCTCCCTCCATGTGGGATCTCGGTGAACCTGCCAGCCCGTCATCAGCGCCAACTCCCGCACGGCATCACTGAAGACAGCCTCGTTCGGGAAGTCGCTCATCCTAGTCTCCTATACTCCACCCAATTTCCATCCTTCCATGCCAGCAACGGGATAGCCCTCATCCTCCGCGCATCCTCCACCAACCACTGTTCCCGCTGAGTACTCAGACTAGGCCGAATCCGGCACACAATGAGGTACATGTGCGACATTCTACCATACAGGGTGCAAAGGGCATCCTGGCACTCCTCAAAGCTCATCACGTCCCAAACCTCAGCCTGACGGAGACGCGCAGCCCTGCGACCAAACCGTTCTTGGTCCTTCACCACCTTAACTTCAAAGGCATCGCCGCGGCGGCGCCTAGAAGCTAGTTCGCTCTTCACGCTCACAGCTTCACCCTGTTGCTCTGAAGGTGGCGCGAAACGAGCGGCGCCGTCGACACCGGCTCGTCACGGTAGCCGCAGGTGAGGCAGTGCAGCGGCTCGTTCGGCCAGTCCCGCACCAGGAGGATGTTGTGCCGGCCGTAGCGGTCTTCACATCGTGGACAGTAGATCATGGCACAGCCTTCTCCCGCTCAAAGATCACACGAACCGTTCTGCCTGGGAAATGGAGAGCAAAAGACGCGTCCAATAAAACAGACCAGCCCATTTCACTGATCCTCACAAGGTTTGCTAACCCTTCTGTAGTGACCCCATAAGGCTCAGAGACGTAAAGGGTTCGCCCAGACTCTTTGTTTACTGCCCGATATGGATGGTCAAACCAACCACGTATAAGACTCTCGTCCCATCCGTAGCCACCCCAGCCCTCTTTCTTTGCAGCTGGACCTTGCTTCGTAGGGCTCCAAGTCCGCGTCTGCCAACCAGCCTTTTTCAGAACTTGGCTATTATCAACAAGTTCAAGTGTCGCCCTCAGCCGAGAAGAATCCACTTCATGTTCCGGCTTATTACCACAGAGGCCTTGATATGCACTTTCGTATGATTGTATCCCCGTTGCCATCACTCCCTCACTTTCTCCCCGCGTAGTCGGCTCATCGTTTCCTCCCCTCGGGGATGCCGCACCGATCGCAGACGCCCAGGGTACAGTGCCGCCTGTGCCACCAGTCCAGGAGACGAGATAGCACCTACTTCCCCTCCTTGAAGCGGTCACGAAACTCCTTGCAGGGCCATCGGTCGCACTCAAAACGAGTGACATTCTGAACCTCGAAGGTATGAGAGTTGTGTATCCGGTGAACCATGTAGAGCCCCAGCCGCAGGGCGTCGGCTAGGTCACGCTGGAGAGCGTCCCTCTTTTCAACTACTCGTTGCCACTCGTTAGTAGCTGCCACCACTCCGTCTCCCAACCTCGCGTTCTCGGCCTCTAGGGCAGCGATGACGTTACAGGCCGAACACACAGAGCCGTGCATCTTCCTACTAAGCGCGTGGCCTTCTGGACAGTACCAAATGTCGGCCAACTGCCCCTCTAGGGTGGCGACGCGGTCGCGTAACTCATTGGCGCGAGAGATAGGTATTGACACAAAGCCTTCATCTGGACGACCTGTTCGTTGCTCACTAGCCATCACTTCCCCTCCTTCTCCTGCCGCGCCTTCTCCGCATTGTACCGACGTTCAGCCCAAGCTACCTCTGGGTCCGGCACTACACCCTCGATCTGCCAGTCGGTCGCCTTCACCCGCTCCAGAACCCGCCAAGCGTACTTCAAAGCCCTCGCATCCGCCTCCGCCATCTCCTCGAAGATGAACTTCGCTATCGCCGCCCCCTTTTCTCCTGGAGGTAGTTCCCGAGCCATCTTTTCCAGGGACCGTACCTGCATCGTCGTAGGAGACTTATCAGAAACTTCTTCATGTAGTTTCAGCAGCAGCGGCAGGTGGGCTGCTCCTGCTGCTTCAGCAGTGGGAGCAGGGGGAGACGGGTTACGGGAAGTACGGGATACGGGATACGGGATACGGGGCTTGGATTCTGCTTGAGCAGATTCCTCTTCTGCTGGGCTGTCTGCTTGAGCAGAATCCCGTTTTGCTTGGGCCGTTGCTAGGCCACCTGCTTGACCTGCGCGGCGTTTTGCTTCATGCTTGGCCTCACGCTTCGCTAGGATTTCGGCAGCAGAAGGGTTGTAATCAGCCCAGTCATGCACCTCGTACCCCTGCCCGTTGGCAATCCACCTCCCGGCCTCAGCTAACTCCTTCACCGCAGAGGACCGCGCCCCGGACAGCGCCCTGCTCATCCTTACTCCGACGGGGCTGAGATGGCCGTCAGTAAGCTGCTTGGCGCAGTAGGTTAGCCCCGCAAGGTACAGCAGTTGGGCGTCCTTGCTGAGATCCGCTATCACCGGGTTCTCGAAGAAGCCGTCATCTAGCTTAACCCACATCACACGCGCATCTTCCACTCGTGCTGGCAGCCGTTGCGCACGTTGTAGTCGCCGCCACACTTCCGGCATTTGAACCAGCTGGCCGGCACGTAGACGTACTGGGGACCGGCGCAGCGGCAGTCTTCGTTCAGGTGGTAACGAACTGTTCTCTGGGTCACCCCCAACCTCTGGGCAATCTGCGCGACTTTCCAGTCGGCATGGAAGAGCTCCACCATGCCTGCATGAACCGCCCTGCTTTCCTCTGTCGCTATCACGACGCCTCTCTCTCCAAGAGTCGGTCACCCACGATGGCGAGCCGTGTCATGGCTTTGCGTCCTTGAAGTCTTTAGTCTTCAGCTTCCACATCAGTCTCTGCCCGTGCTTGGTGTAGAGGGGGATAGGAGTTCGAACGACAACACCCTCTGCGGGAGAATCCGCAGTGCCCTCTAAAGCTGCTGTCACTGAACCTTGGCCTCCCTTAACGGCATCAACGATACTTTGAGTAGTCCACAACTCGCCAAAGTCGGGCACCGTAGCGACCCCCACCCTCTCGGCCACGTCTAGTACGTCATCCCACCCTAGCCATGTGGTGTCGCTGACCATCACGTCGAACAGCCTGAAGCTGACATCGTTGTTCTTCCTATAGTTCCCGCCCTTCTGAATACCTGCGCCGTACCCTTCGCCGTACAAGGTTATAGGGTAGATGTCATCGCCTCTGCTAAGCGGGACGGACAGCATCTTGTCCAAGGTGAAGATGTCATATAGTATCTCGATTATGGTGCCGGGGAATTGCGTGTTGTCTCCCCGTCCGTAAAACTTCACTGCCCACTCGCCATCTTCTTGCTCAAGGGACACACGGATATTCATGCCGTTGATCTTCTCGGTGACTAGCCACCCGTCCACGTAGGTGAACTCGGGTAGGCGAAAACTAGTGCAGTCTACGCCGAAATCTTCCCTCCGGGTAAACAGCGTCTCAATCTTCGGATACTTCTGCACGCTCATTTCACACCCTCCTTCTACTCGCGGAGAATGGCCACTTGATCTCCGACCTTTGCCAGCCACGCCATGCCGGCCGCCTCGTCCTCGAAGTAGACGTCGACCCAGGGTGTAAGGACTGAGGTGTCCGTCGGCCTCGTGATCTGCCTGTCAGGCCCCGCACCTCGATCCAGGCAAGTATACGTTCTGCCAGTGGGATCACCAACAAGGCGGAAGCGAACCCCAATATCAAGGCCCCACCAGCAAGCAGCAGCACCCTCATAAGGGTAAATACCTGAGTACATCGGGTTGCCAGTTGGGAGATAGAAGGTAACAACTACTTGTACCTCATGACGTGGCGCAGTCTCTCTGCGAAGTTGCGGGTCGAGATTACTTCCTGCTTGAAGTCCTGACATGTCTGGCAGTGGCGTCGGTGCCACCAATTCAGGAGGCCACGCAAAAGGCTCATCTAGCTCTCCTTCTTTGCTATCCGCTCGCAGCGTTGGCAGATGGGCCACTGGGTAGCGCTGGAATATTCGCCAAACCGTGCTGGTAGGCCACACAGTGTTCGTGGAGGATGCCCCAAGATATGGCGTCTCCTGCCGCATCCCGTTAGCACGTAAACCATCACTACCTCCTATGAGCGCCAAGGCCAGCAGCGCTATTGCTAGACGCATTCACGACGCCTCCGCCGCGATTGCACAGCCTTCGCTGCAGTAGCCAACCAAGTCCCCGTCGACCAACTCGTCCATATGAATATGGGGAATGGTATCCATAAACCATTCGTGGCACTGATTGCATTGCCACCGGCTACTTAGGCTGTGCAACCCGTGTCTATAGCAGTCGTCGTCACACTCTTCCTTGGTCATGATCAGCTTCACGACGCCTCCCTGAACTCGTGCCAGCCGTTCCGTTCGGCATGCTCCGCTACCAGATCCCAGAACACCCGAGCAGCGACACGAACGTCCCCCGCTATCTCAATCCGGCGGTCACGGTGAAAGGTCACTATAGGCTTGCCGTTGACCGCGAAGACCAGAGGGCCGGGCTCAATATTGCTTAGCAAATAGTCAGGATGCATTCACGACGCCTCCCTCTCCTGGAGCCAGTCAAGGAAGCTAACGACTTGGGGTAACTCGCCCCAATGCGCTTGCCCCGCTATCTCCCGCAGTTCCGCCACGCTGTACCGCTTGGCCCGTGGCTCCGGTGGCCCCTTCACGATGTCCCGGAGCTCTCTCGTGGTCTTCCCCGTCTCCTGGGCATCGGTGAGTAGGGCAGCACGCTTCGGTTCAGGTAGGGCGGCCACTTCTCGGTGGTGAGTCCAAGACAGCACCTCTACGCGGGTAGAGGGCGGGAACTGCCGCGCTACCCAGGCGTAGTTGGCTAGTCTCTCCTGGCTCAGCCCCAGGGAATCGTAGTGCTGGGATGCCTTTTCATTGAACAGAGTTTCGCCGGCGATAACCCAGTCGCCTATCGCCCAGGGAAGCCGCTGTACCGCCTGAGCCAACGCCTCGCCCTGCTGTACCCACGCATCCCACGTTAGACCAGCCCCCTCCCCTACCGAGGCCGTAGCCTCTCCCTGCTGGTCAATCTTGGGCGTGGGCGACCTAGTATCTCCCGCAGAAGGCATCACCTCCGTTCCTTGGGTGGACTCCCTAGCGGGACGGTCGAGGGCCATGCTGCTCGCGCCACGCTGGTCGTCTATTCGATTGTGCTCGACCGTCCCGCTAGAGGGTTCACCGTAGTCCACTATCCATTCGATCTTGCCGTTGCCCGCGTCACGCCAGTAGTACCGGACGCCACTCTCCTCGCGTAGTCCGTCCTTCCAGCCGCCCGTCGTGACTTGGTCATGGTGGGTGTGACACAGCAAGATGACATTCTTCTTGTCGTCCCGCCGCTTCTTGCTGCCGCCCATCTTGCGCGGTTCAACGTGGTGGTGCTCGGTTGCCGGCTGAAAACACACGATGCAGACGTGCTCGTGCGGCCGACGCTCAGGGCAGAAGCGCGAACGGCACAGCGAGGTGGAGGTGACGGTCACCTAGCCCCCGCCTTCTGGGCGAGCTCCCCCCTCATGGCGTCCACTACAACCTGTAGCGGCACCTTCCCTGAAATTGCCCTCACCTCGGCGTAGTTCTTCAGCGCCTTCAGCTCTGGCGGAACCCCGAATAGCCGGTGAACCATAGCCCTGTCCAGCCCCAGCTCGTTAGCCTCCACCCATAGGCCAGACCAGTCCGCGGCGCCATCCCCTGAAGGCACGGCCTCAGCCTTTGGGGTAGCTCTCGTCTGGCGCGGCTTCGGCTGGGGTGAAGCAGGCGCATCCTCTTTGGGCATCTCCTCTGCGGGCGTGGGCTCGAAGCCCGACAGGTGCATGATGAATCCCAGGGGCATCCTCAACGCCTTGGAGCCTGCCCGGGTCTGCGCCATAGAGCGGATGGCGTAGTCGTCGGCCTTGGCCCATCGCGTCTCGTCTCGCGTACACTCAGCCTCTGCCGCTCCGACAACAGCGCCGCCCAAGGTCCGGGCTTCAACGCGGGCCTCCCAGCCGCCCTCAATGGCCCGTGTCCAGTCTGTAATCGGGAACACCCCCACCAGTGCGCCGAGGGTTGCCCACCCCTCGTAGAGGACGTGGCGCTTGCCATTGATGTTGATGTAGAGTTTCCGTTGTTCGATAACCGGCGCCAGGGCGGTTGCGATCGCCGTGGCCTGCGCCACCTTCTCCGCTGGCGAGCCCACGAGGAGGGCCGGTACGCTCTCCTCGCGTAGCACTACGTCGGTTCCTTCTTGGGTCATGCACGCACCTCGTTCCTTGCCCGCATATCTAGGGCGTTACGGACAGCCTCTTCTATGGCTTTGTTACATTCAGGACAGCGGTGCGGACTTGGGGGAAATAGGCTGCTTCCTATAGTTAACACATTGGACCCGGCCCTCCCCACATATTCGTCAGCAGGGCGCGGGCCACTCCACCCGGGAGGAAGGCTAAGGTCGTGCCACACTTCCTCCTTCGGGCAGTTGTCGCAAAGGAATGTCAGCTTGACGTCTATACTCATGCGTCCACCTTCTCTTTCTTGCGCTCCAGCGTCAGCTTGGGGCGCTGCCGCTCAGTGGTCCGCGCCCCGGTGATAATCTCCCCGACGCGCCCGCCCAGCTTCGCCAGTTCGTTCAGTTCCTTCTGATCCCAGCGCGGGGGCGGTGCCTTGGGCTGCACACGTACCTTCCTCCACTGCTCCTGCGTTACCAGTTCTTCGAGCAGCAGCATGTGGGCATCCTCGATCGTGTGAACCATGACGCCCAGCGCCAGCTTCCCGCTCCAGTGCTCCTCGTCTAGGTGGGTGGCGCCGCGTGCCTCCATGCGGTTCACCAGCTCCCACTCGGCCTTGCCAGCCATTTCCAGTAGCTTTTGCCCTTCGGCCTTCATCCCCACGGCCATCTCCGCTAGGGCGTCGTCGCTGTACTCCATCAGTTCGGGATTCATGCGTCCACCTTCTCGCTGAAGTCCTTGATGCGCTTTTCTAGCCATTCGCCTACCACTGGCCTTAGCTCGGCCTTGACATGGAGTGCTTCTTCCTGCAGGGTCCGCCATTCATCCTCGCCCGGGGCATCCCCCGCTGCCGCACGGCCACTGAGGCTTAATTTTCTAGATTCCAGAGCAAGAACGTGAGCGTACTGTGGCGCGTGTTCAACAAACTCTCCCCAGTCGCGCCGACATTCAGTGCAGAGGCGATATGGGAAAATCCCTAAAAGCAAAACTGTTTCAGGGTAACGACCCTCGTTCCAAGAGTCAGACCTACATGCTTCACAGTGCATGGTTTCTCCTCCTACGCTAAGAACATAACGGCTATCACGAAGCCAATGACGGTGAGGGCCCAGGCAGCGGGGGTCACGGGGAATCTCCGAGGGCGGCGGTGGCCTTAACTATTGCGGGATGCAGCACCCTCAGCGCTCCCCTGCGTGATCGCCCCTTCGGGCGAAAGTGGGCCAAACTCCCCGCCCAGACCATCGCCTCCCTCGCTTCCCGCAGCGCCGCCCGTGTCGCCCGTAGGGCGCGGTATGCCTGTGGTGCATCGACGCTGACAACATCGAATGGTAGGAAGCGGGCGCTGACATGGAGGTTTGCTATAGCCAACTGACTCTCCGCCTTTTTTGCCCGCTCTAGGGCCTTCTCAATTTCCTCGTCGTTCATCCCTTCGTCTCCCCGCGTAGTCATGGCAGCACCTCTATCGCCGCCTGCGTGGCCTGCCTTACTAGCCCGTCAATCTCGTTGCGGACGTAGGCTTCGTCCTTGTAGCTATCGCTAGAGTGATGAAGGGAGGACAAGCCCGGCACTGAATCGCCACTGTGGGCGCAGTCAAAGCCGATCCACCACAGACCAAGCGCGGTATCGTGGGGGAATGCATCCTCTCGGCCGGTGGTCTCCTGCGCCGGCAGAGCATCGTACTCCTCCTGGCTCCACTTGTCCTCGAGGTTCGACATTAGATATTCCCTTCGCTGGCGACTGATCCCTATGTGGGCTTTCTCGGGGCCACAAAATGTCAGACCGCCGTGGACTTCGGCATCAATGTCGTCGTACCACTTGCCGTGCCAGGGATGAGCAGGCGGTAGGCCAATGTATCCGCAGAGGTGGCCCATATCCTGCTTCCAGATGCTGCACGCTATATCGCCAATGACGTAATACGCAATCTCGCTCATCGGTGTGGTCCTCCGTAGGTTCCGCCACCAAGAGGCTGCTCATCCCAGGGTAGGGGCGGCACATACACCAGCTTCGGCTTCGGACAGTTGGGGCAGAGAGCGAGGACGTGCGTCGCCCACGCCTTATCACGCTTGGAGAAGTTTGCTACCGGCTTCCCGACTGCGTTGACCATGTGGCCGCACGTTTCGTAGAACGCGAGGTCGCTCATCGCGCCACCTCGCAGGCACCTTTCCTCGCCCGGCACAACTCACAGGTGGGCGTCGCGCAGTACCGCCCCTGTTCCTTAGACGGAGCGCCATTGGAACACTTGCGTTCCCCGTCAGCGGCAAGGATGGCGAGGCGGGCTTCATCGAACTCGGAATTGTAGACGATATCGAATAGTTCAGCCTTCTTGATGAGCAGCCGAAGCGCGTCGTACAACGCTGGTGCCGCATCGTGGAGCGAGCAGTAGACGATGACCTGGCCATCTACAATGTGGCAACCGCAGTCGGTCATGGCGACGCCTCGATTGGGTTCTCCATCAGGTACTCGCGCCAGAGGGGAACGAGTTCGGCGCGACCATCAGCCCGCTCTTCCTCGGTTGCCTGCTCGTCCACGGTATTCCAAAGAAGGTGGGATTCCTCTGGGAATTTGTGGGCAAACTCCATGCCGAGCATGAAACCCGCGCCGGCCTCAGCCGTTATGTTGTCGGGCATACCAGCCACAGACAGGAGTTGCATAACTCTGGCTACGCTCACGACGCCACCTCTCGGATCTGGTCGGCTAGCGGCCTACAGAGCAGGTCGCCCAGCGATTTCTCCCCGCGTAGTTCCAGCCACGGCGCTACCTCAATGCGGCAGCGGCGATTAGGGCAGCGAGCCCGTACCCCCGCGCCACACTTTGGGCACGACACCGTGGTAGGATGGTTCTGGGATGGCGATGTCTTTGGCATCGTTCCTCCTTTGGCCGAGGCCCAGTGAGCCTCGGCTATCTCTCGCTAGAGGGCACCTACGTGGTCCGCGATGTAGGTAGCCCGCATCAGTAATGTTTCGGCCTCCGCCTCGCACTCCACTAGTGTGTATTCGCAGCGAGCTTCCGAAATCTGTTCTGCTTTAGCGTCATCATCTCCTGGAGAAATGCGCTCCAGTTGCTGGCGAGCCGCATTGAGCTTGGCATGCAACGCCGCAAGCCTATCCTGCATGGTCTCCACCTTCGGTTCTGTTGTCTGCCCCTCTGCCATCGTTCCTCCTCTTCTCCCCGCGGAGAATCGCGGGCTATCTCTCTACCAACCGCCAGACCTGTATTCGCCGAGCGTGACCTTCCGGACGACGGGTGTGCACGAACTCCCCCGTGGGGACGAACTGGGACGAGCGTAGGATCGCGCCCCAGATGTTGACGTGGGCCTCAAGCGGTCTGGTGAGACGCGCTTGCAAGTCATCTGTGGTGACGGTCCCACGCTCCAGGCAGATGAGGCGGGCCAGCATGCGGGCCCGCGCCAGGAACCCCGAGTGGCGTTCCAGCGAGGCGAGCCCCGCGTCGCGGCGGGTACGGCCCAGGTCGAACATCGTCGCCTGCATCACGCCATCCTCTCCGGCGCAGGCGCAGACTCTTGACCGTCAGGCGTCAATAGACCTCGGCGCCGCATTTCGGTTTCCAGCAGGATGGCACCGAAGTTACTCTTGGTACGCCGCTCCTTCTTGGCCGCAGCTACCAGCGCGTCTACCACCCCGTCCCTCAGCCAGATGCCTAACACCTTCATCGTGGTGCTAGAATATACCTGTCCTTAAAGTATGTCAAGTGGTTTAGTCGGGAGAGTTGTGAAGATTGATCCCTATTTTCAGAGGCATTTTCTACGAGTTGATACAGCTGAGAGGGTGGGGCATCTGGGGGGTGTGACGATACGAGGGCTACGCTATCGTGGGGGTGATGCTGGCTACATAGCAGAAGGGTGCCCTCCTGGGCACCCCTCGCGCCAGTACATGAACCTAGACGCTCTTAGCATACCACACTTCGCGCCCGCTTCGCAGCCGCACGCCGCGCCGCAGCCCGCTTGCCCATGCGGGTCATCACGGTGGCCGTGGAGTCGTTACTGTTGACGAACTCACAGGTGGCGCCGCACAGTTTACAGCGTCCCTCCGAGACGGCTCCGTTGGGCCGGGGGATGAGCCAATGGTGAACGCAGTCAGTCAACGTATCGAGGTCTTTCCCAACGTGGGCGGCCGCTTGGCGCGGTCGAGGTGGTCACGGATCGCCTCTAGTTCACGGATAGCCAACGCCGCTAGCGGTGCCGCCCAGCGGTACTCCACGGGGATATTGATTGTCGTTAGTCCTACCAGGAGCTCTTGGATACCAGCAACCACGGCGGCGATGACGACGCCACGAGCCAATCCCACGAGCGGCGCCGGTACGCCCAGTCCTCGCAACGCGTTGGTTATCCTCTCGATCATATCGTCACCTCCTGTAGTCTCATCGTCCTTTAGCATCCGGAACCGTTCTCGGAGCGGCCACATCCTGCGCTTGAACCGCCTGTCCAGCTTGCTCGGCCACCAGGCATAGCGTTCTCGCCGCAGCCAGCGGACTATCCACACGGAATCTCCAGCATTTGGCCTACGCTCAGCACGTAGGGCGACACCATGCCGTTCAGGCTGGCTATCTCCGGCCAGCGGTTCGTATCGCCCAGCTGCCGGCCAGCGATGCCGCTGAGCCCATCCCAGTCACTCGATATGACGGTGTAGAGGCACTCCTGCGGCGCTGGTGCGGGTGTCGCGCCGGGGGTAGGCGGCGGTGGTGCGGGTGTCGCGCCCTCCAACACCGTCAGCCGTGCCTCAATTGCATCCAGGCGCTCCAAGATAGCATCAAGGTCTGTAGCCGGAGCTGGTGCTAACCCTGCCACCCAAGCGTCCTGTGAACCAACGAGGCAATTCCAGTCCTGGCTCTTGTTGACGTTGTCAATGTCACCATGCTCTAGGACTGTAGCCCGTACAAGTGGGATACCCACAGTGTCCCTGAGCCACCCGTGGAGGAGACGGCTGCTCGCCGCCTGTCTGGGAAAGTCCTCGATGCGCTTGTTGTCTGAACACTTGCCCTCGTGCTCGATGGAGATGGACCGCAGGTTCGGGTTGATACCGCCGTAGATCGAAATGTATTGACCTGGGTCTAGCACCAATCCTTGAGTCCAGGCTGCATCCTCCAGTTCTAGGAACTGTATGATCTTACCATCACGACAGACACCGAAGTGAGCACTAGCAAAAGCTACAGGGTTATCAAACCAGGACTTCATACCCTCGCAGGAGCCCTCAGCTATATGGTCTACGATGACAATAGGTTGATTCTGACCATGAAGGCAATTGACGCCGCTGGGACCGCAGTCAACGTAAGCTGGGTTGTAGCCGAAGTTGCGGACAGGCCAATACTCGAACTCAATGCCGTTAGCGGCGGCGAACTCACCGAAGGTTGGATAATCAACGGCGGCTCCCCCTGTGAATTGGATGAAGGCAATATCGACTGGATTCAGCTCACCCTGCTGGTCGCGTTCTAGATTCTTCAGGTCAAGCCCCGGTGTCACTTGGTCAATCGGGGAGTAGGGCAGCAGCAGTAGAAGCGCGAGGGTGAAGATAACAGCAGTACCGATGCCAATGGCAGCGCCTCTGAACCTCATCGTCCTAACCCCAGGAGTACACCCACAAGCACCATGGCAGACGCTGATAGGACGAACGCCAGGATGGCAAATAGGAGCAGCCCGTGAAAGCGCTGGGTAGTCTCAATCTGACTGAGCCTGTGGGGGATATGGTTCGTGACTCGTCGGTACATGAGGGTGACCATCTTGCCCATCACCCCATGCTGCGCCGTGACCTGCGAGATCAGTTCTTCGTCTATCTCATCGCTCAGGTGATTATCCATCGTCTACCTCCTGGTTGTTCACTTCTGTTGCGCCACCGTCACAGGGGATGAGATATTCCACCTCTTCATTCTCCCAGAACCCCTCCATCACAATGAGAAGCTCACCCTCTTCAATGGCCATGCTTTTAACCACAGCACTGTACTCAACCATCAATGTGCCGCCGTTGCCTTGATGGTCAGGGTGCCTACGGTCAACACCGTCTCGCTGCCCGCGTTGGTCCGCTTGGCTGCCCAGTAATATACCCCCGGCGGAAGGTCGTCGGAGTCCGTATCAGCGAAGGTGAGGGTGAATACGCCATTGGCGGCGTCCGTGATGCTCCCCGCTACCGTCATCAGGGCAGGGCTGCGGTGTAGGCGGTTCTTACGAATATCCCCGATGAGCGTGTAGCCAGTGATGTTTACGCCTGTCACGGTGACGGTGATAACGATGTCTTCCCCGGCGAAAAAAGAGACGTTATGTGTATCTGCCATCTAGTTCACACTCCCTGTCACACCAATAGCTGTCTTCTCGCTGCCCGTGACGCCAACGGCTGTGTCATTGGCGCCGGTCACCCCGATTGCCGTATCGTCAGCACCCGTAACTCCGATGCCGGTGTCGTCTGAGGCCGTCACTGCTAGGACTATCGCTTCGCTACCTGTCACCCCAATCTGCTTGACGTTCCAGACTGGTATAAGCTCGCCAGTTGCGGTAGGTTGTGTCCCTGCCAGAGCTATTAGGTACTTGAGCGTGAGTACGCCCGTTGCGGTAGGCTGGTTTCCAGTCAGCGCTATCTTGTACAGAAGGCTGAGGGCAGCCGTGGAAGCGGGCTGCGAACCAGTGAGCGCTATCTTATATAGAAGGCTAAGTGCCCCGGTAGATGAGGGCTGGGCACCCGCCAGGGTACGGAAGAGAGACTGCTTGGCGCTGAGCGTGGCAGATGGTGCGGGCTCTGAGCCCGTGAGGGCAATCAGATACTTAATGGCCAGGGCACCAGTGGAGGCGGGCTGAGCCCCGGCGAGGGCAATGACGTCACCCGTGTCCGCCGCTATCGCCCCAGTTGAAGCAGGCTGAGCGCCGGCTAGCGCTATTAGATACTTGAGAGCGAGGGCTCCAGTGCTAGCAGGCTGACTACCAGCCAACGACCTACTAAGAGTCTGTTCTGCTGAGATCGCCCCAGTGCTAGCAGGTTGCGAACCAGCTAGGGCTACGGAGTATTTGACGGCCCCGAGCGCGCCCGTTGAGGCAGGCTGCGAACCCGCGAGGGAGATGCCATACTTCTGGGTAAGCGCCCCCACGCTTGCGGGTTGGGCACCAGCAAGAGCGATGTTGTACTTGGAGCTAATCACACCTGTGCTGGCGGGCTGGGCTCCTGTCTGTGTTCGCTTCAGGGTTTGCTTGGCAGCGATGGTGGCCGAGGAAGCAGGCTGATTTCCCGCCAGGACATAGCTGACACTAAGGGCTCCCGTGGAGGCAGGCTGGGCGCCGGCAAGAGCAACCTCTACGGCACCCACCTCCTTGTCCGCAGAGGAACGCAGGCGCAGGTCAGTATCAGGGGAGGTTTCCCCCTTGTCAGTATCTGACCGTAAAAATAGGTCTTCTTCTGTAGGCATTAGGGTCCCTGGATTTTAATGGCGAACTCGTCAAAGTCTTCTTGGAGATGTTCCAAATCGTGTTCCATATTTGCGATCATCACCTTGAAATAGCTCAGTTCTTTTGCGTTATCTGATGTCAGGTCTAACGCCACCTTGCCAAATAGCTGACGCGCATCTGACATCGCTTTCTTGCCCTTCTGGAATTCCTGTTTCGTTATCATGCTGGCTGCAACACATTATCTGTAGCGTCAAAGACGTGCGGTGTATCATCCTTGATGGAGTAGACCATGAACGAGGATGGGTTCTCGTAGACTGTGAAGCTGTAGGTGCCATCGCCAGCATCGCTGGTGACGCTGGCGACATACTGATAGGCTGGCGGACTACCACCTATATCCTTGAACAGCGCTACCTCGCAGCTAACCAAAACGCTCCCATCCTTGTCCTTTGTCACGCCAGAGATCGTATAAGATACACCTGTATCCTGGGCGATCACGAAGGCAAGCGCAGTTTCTCCTGGCGCTCCACCTAAACCATCATCAATCCCCAAGAACGCATGTGTCTCAGGGAATGGATAGGTGTCTGCGGGTTTAGTGGCGATGAATATGAAGGCGGTCCCGGTGCCACCATCAATACGCCCTGCCCAATCAGTCGGAGTAGTCGATCCTGAAAAGGAGGTGTCAGCGTAGATAGCCCCCACGAACATATCACCATAACGATCAGCGTTAGTGGATGGAATCAGTTCAAATATGCCTGGAACCACTGAGCCTGCCTGAATAGGAGTTGTGGCATCGTGACCAGAGAACCGGATACAGACACCTGCAAACCCTTCAGCAACACTGAAAATGAAGGTGAAGCTGCGCCCGCCAGCTTGATCCTCGATACCCCAAAAAGTCCCCGACCGAGAGTCGTCTCCGGTTTGTGGCGAACCGTCGTGAATGGTGGTGATGGTAACAGGTGGGCTGCTAGCTGACCAAGCGCCATCGCTGTAGTCATCATGCACCATAAAGAACACGACGAGATCGCCCGACGAACCTGCAGGCGTAGTAATTGCTAAGCTAGTACCACTACCTGTAGCAACAGAGCCTACAGCAACTACAGCAACAGCCATCTGGCTTCTCCTAAGCTCAGAGTGAAAACACCAGCAATCTGGGATGCATTATTATTTGGTTCATAGCCCCAACCCTTTGCTCTCGTGCCTACAGGAAGGGGCCGGATGTACAGCCCTCGTGGGGCAGGAGCATCAGAACCTATGACTTTCATGGTTACCTGTCTACATCCTGACCGTCTTTCCTAACGAAGCGGGCGCTCACTGTCCCGCTCTGGTCGACCTGGGCCTTGGTAGCAGGAACCCAGTCCTCACTCGCATCAGCACGCTGAAAGAGCTGCCCACCGAAGTTTCGATACTCCATCATGCCTCCGGATTCACAGTCAAAACGTAGGTGTACTCGACAGTATCCGAACTTGTCACTGACTGGCCGCTAGTGAGTGACCTGTCCAGAAGGGTGTCCGTGCCGGTGGAGAAGACGCCGTGTTCCTCCCACGTCTCCGTCGCGTCGGCGGTGATGGTGGCTACAGTGGTCATGGTCGGCGGGTCGCCGCCGTCGTCCACCTGTGTTCCGGCCTGGAGGGCAATACCGCTGGTAGCAACGAGCGTTGTCTGGTCATTGTTCTCGGCGGTATTGCTCGTGCCCACCTCATGCTCGTTGAAGTCGTTGAACTCATCATGCTGACCACCACCTCCAGCCGCTACCATGGCTCCTACTTGAACATTCACAAAGGCATCCGTAACCTTCGCCCCTGAGAGCCAGCCCAGGTTCTCGGTGAAACCGAGCGCCCCATACGGCACTGACCAGTCAGGATGTGTGTCCCTGAGCGCCTTGAAGGTGGGGTCTAGCGACTCCTCCATGCTGCCGTCAAAGGGGTTGGCCCATCCTCGGTGCCAGTGCTTCGCGTACAGGTCTCCCCGCGTAGAAACGTGTAGGTCATGACCAAGGGTGGCGAGGTAGTACCAGTAGGGAATGCGCTGGTCTACATGCTCTCTGAGCCAGGTCAGCGCCTTCCGCTGGAATGTGAACTGTGTCGGCGCGAACTTCACGCCTGGGCGGTAGACTCCCTGCGGACCCTTTCGCCATAGCTCACGGTTCAGGAAGACGGTAGGCTCACTGAGCCGGTCAACGGGGATGGCGAGCGCTTCGCCTCTCTCGGTAGTGTAGAGACCACGCTGCCTCTGTAGGGTGTGCCGTTCCTCGCTCAGGGCGAGGCGGCGTGTCGGCACCACTGGGTGCCGGGAAGGTATCTTGGTTAGAGCTGTCATGGTCACCTCCAAATGAAAAAGCCCCCGTTTGGGGGGTGAAGATGTTTACTGGATTGCCTGCTACTACCAGCCACTCGCTAACGTTCTGAAAGCTGCGTCAGCGTAGATTTTGACGTTGTTATCGAAGGTGTTAATAACGATCATTCCCTCTACTCCTGTGGGATCGCCTGTATCAGTCTTCGTTATAACGTGCAGGTGATAGACGTTGCCGTCAGTGTCCTTTGCCTTTAGGTTGCCGTCAGCAGTGTCACCATAAATTCTTATGAGCCCACTACCTGCTGCTGGGGCAGTGACCCCATCCTGTATGCCTAGGTAACCGTCCTCAATCCGAAATTCGCCATCCCCAAGCATCGAGAATTGGGAGAGGAACCCCCCCTTACTTACGTCAAATTCTAGTCGCTCGTTAGCGCCAGTAATCAGTTGGATGGTTACGTAGTTATCATTGTCAACATGCGCCTCAAAGAACAGGTTCGCTACTGTTGTGCCTGAGTACCCGTAGATATTGGCCTCGATTGGTGTATTCGCGTTCCAGCTGATACGTTTGGATTGCGCTATGTCCCCGAACTCAATCCCATTAGCGCCAAAAAATCCAACCCCTTCTCCAAACCCCACTGTTCCATCTGGACGAGTGTGTACTTGGAGTCCCCGCAGTGATTCCCGCTCAAGGCGACGCACCTTCTGCCGCAGCCTGTCCACCTCCACCTGGAGATCCCTGCCGCCGTAGGGGTCTATGTAATCAGGCACTCTTGAACTCCTCAGCCTCTACCTCGATGAGGTAGGAAACCTCTTTGCCTACCTTCATCTCCACCTCCTGGACGTTAAGAATGATGATTTGCGCCTCCTTTCCTTGCGGGTCGATAGACCGCACCGGCCCCTGCTCCTCTAGCCCCTTGAAGCGGGCGATGATGGTGGTGGCAGTCTCTACTTGCGGAGTGCCATCAGCGTAGGGCTGCAGCGGGTCGATGACGATGCGGAACTTGTCGGCTCGGCTCGGCCTGGGCACCAGTCTGAGCGCCACCGCCCACAGCTGCGGGTCGTCCGTCGCCGGGGCGAAGCTAGAGGTCGAGGTGACCGACAGGACGGGCAGAAAGTCGAACCCCTCATCCTGGTAGCCCAAGTCCCAGTAGCGCTTCTGTACACCGCTCGTCTCTATCGGGTCGCCCACGTTCTCCAGGCTCCCGCCGTCCCGCGCCACCTGAAGTTGGATGGGGAAGTTGGCGTCTATCCCCCGCGTCTTGATCTCGAACACCATCAGGTTCTTGGTCGACAGGGGGGAGCCAAAGTTCACCACGGGGAAGAAGATACGGTGTGTCTGGCTAGCGGCGCCGACCCCGATGCTGTCCCGCCCCGCCTCCGGTGAGCCGTTCTTGCCCAACTGCCAGTAGCCGATGTTCGTGCCGTCCTGTGTCCACAGCCGCTTCTGGCTATCGATAAACAGCCCGCGGCAGGCGCTATCGATGATGTCGAAGCTGTGCCAGATACCCCTGGTGAGTATCCCGCCCTGGATGTTCTCAGCGAAGATGTAGGTCCGCGTGGTGCCGCCTTCCGTTACCCTTCCCAGATGGTAAGCCCAGTCATCACTGGCGATGGCGCTCTCGTACCAGTCGAGCCGGTACGGCTCCAGCGTGACGTTGGGCAACTCCTGGTTTGTGGGGAAGGTGTCGGGGCCAATCTGCGTGATGGCGTCCCCCTCTATGGCCAGCAGACCGTGGGCGTGGTTGGTAATCGCCATCTCCGTCCCCTTCATGGCGATGAGACCCGAACCCTGGTCGGAGTTCTCCACCCTCATGGTGGGGATGCGGCTGGCCACGCCGGTGGAGTCCCAGCGCCATACGCCGCCGTCGTCTACCGTGACAAACAGCACGATGCCTGTATCCACGAGGTTTGTCACGTTCCCCGTGGAGTCACCCACCTCAAAGTCGTCACCCCAAGTGCCAGTGCGGGGGCTGGCGGCTATCTGGGCTACGGTGTTATTGATTCCCTTCGTCAGGTAGGCGGTGCTGCCCTTTGTCTGTATTGTGAAGGCGTTGGCAAAGTAGCCTCCGTCAGCAGCGGTGTAGGTGTTATTAGCAGCATCCGTCAACTCATCGAAGACGACAGAGCCGCCCAGTGGTATGAACCAGGCTCCCTCGAACTTCGCTGGCTGGCCGGCCGTAGCGGCCGCGCCCGCATCGTTGCCATCGTCCGTGACGGTGATGACGTTGGACGATATCGTCATGCGCCAGGAGTAGCGCCCGTTGTACATGAAGATGGCGCTGCCCTCTTCTATAAAGTAGGTCGGGGCGTCTGAGGGGGCTTGAGACGGGGCCTTGGTGACGCGCCGGCCACTGGGGCGGGCGAAGCCGTAGTTCACCATGTTCCAGTGCTCGGTAAAGCCGTAGCCCACAGAACGGGGGTCTACTCGTATCGTCTCACCCATGCCAGCGAACCAGCCCCGGTCCCAGATCTCCACCTCCCGACCCAGTTCCTGCACGTCCTTGCCCCCTTCGCGGAACCAAGCAGGGCCCCGCTGGGGATGTCTCCACAGGGCATATTTGTGCGGCTTGTCGAGGTCGTCGTAGATGATGACGTCGGGCCGGGACGTGCCTACGACCACGGGACAGAAACCCTCTGGTTACGCGTTGCCGTCTTGGATTTCGGCTTCAGCAGGTCGAGGCTATCCAGTAACGCCGCGTAGCGACGAGATGCGGTAGCCCTTATCCGGTCGTAGTCTGCCTTCAGGTCGGGCGCCACTACGCTGTTCGTCAGGCTCTCCGCCAGGAAGGATACGGCCCCTTCCACCACCACCTCTTCGGGTGCGTCCGTAGTGTCGGTCAGCCCTGAGAGTGTCGCGCCGGGAGTGCGGAAGCCTAAGAAGATGGGGGTCGTGACAGACTGAAGAATGGAGATGCGATGGCTGTTCGCCCCGCGCCAGTCTCGCGGGTACTCATACCAAGGCCAGGGCTCGTAGGCTTCCGAGAGTGGCAGGTAGGTATCGCTGTCACTAGCGAGGCTGTAGGAATGCAGGTGCAGGACCGCCTCGACTTCACTAGCATCGGCAAGAGCCGAGGGTAGGATGTAGGACGCCCGATTCTGGTAGAGAACCGATATCCAGCCGACGTAGAACTCGGAGCCCGCCGCCCCACCCAGAGTCCTCACCGCCACCCGCTTACAATCCGAGGGGATGGAGAACTGCTTCCTCACCTCGGCGTAGCCCGTAGAGGTGACAACAGTAGGATCCGCTATGTTCTCTGAGGCCGTGACGTTGTAGAGGGAGACATCGCATTCCCCGGACACCACCTTGATAGGAACGGAGACGAACAACGATTCCGTGTCGGACACGTCAATGTTAGCGGTCGTCTTGCCCACACCGTCGCCGCCAGCTAAGTGCATAGCGTTACGCAGGAGCGTATGGGCAGCAGTAGCGACGAACTCCTTTGTGGATGGGGCGCCAACATCCGTGAAATCGGTGATGTTGCCCTCCATGTCGCCACCGCTCGCCAACGTCAGGGGCAGCAGGCGGGGGATGTAGAGGGTGCGCTGAACGCTGTTAATCGCCTCTAGGAAGTTAGCGATGTGCAGCCCAGCGGGTAGTAGGAGGAACGTGTCGCCGCTCGCCATCGCCGCGGTGAGCACAGGTGTAACGGTGAGGCTACCATCTGAGGCGGACAAGCCGCCTACCTCCACCTGGGTGCTCTCGTCCTCCGGCGCCGCACTACCTGCGGAGAGAACGTAAACCCAGCGCCCATCGTAGGCGTTCATGTCGCTGCTGCGGTAGATTAGCGAGGAAGCAGTGACATACCCAATATCCCCGCCCGTAGCGGTTATCTTGATAGGCAGCCTGGGTAAGGCCAACGCCTCCGCCACTCGCTCATACAAAACAGCGAGTGTTGTAGTGGTACTCATTTGCTACTCCCTAAATGTGTGGCCGACGGTAGCGCCCCACTACCGCCGGCCTGAGAAGGAGGTCTGATAGTCTATCTTGTGCTCCGCTTCCGTCTGCCCTGTGCGCCAAAGGCTTGCTTTTTCGCCTTAGCAGCGGCCTGACTGGGCAACGTCTGCTTTGCGGGTACACGTGTCCGTGCCTTAGAGCTAGCCTGTGCTGGTAGCCCTCTCTGTATCCTTGCTCGTTGTGTTGGGGTGTGCTTGTGAAGCGCCATTATCGTCTCGCTTTCTTGGGTAGCTTCTTCGCCTCGATTACTTTGCCCTTGTGGATAGCAAGACGCACCTTACCCTTGGACGTCGTCTTGACACGGAACTTGGTCCCTTTAGGAACGGGCATCTACTCGTACCAGATATGCGCCCAAGCTAGGGCGACGCGGTTGGTGGTCGATGAGTAGGCCCCAAACGAGAACGGCGCAAGGTCTTCCTCCAGGTCTAGCGTTCCCTGGGAAGTGCCGTCGATGAACCACTCGATAGCGTCCGTGGTGCCGGTCTTTATCACGATGCGGAACTGATGGTAGTTCGTGTTGTCAGCTGAACCGTTGTCTGAGTCAGCACCGCTCCGGCAACTGAATACGTTAGTGGTGCCCAGGTCATGTATCCAGGCCAACGCGTCATCCGCTGTCCCCGAAGTACCCCCTGCCTCGGTAAGCCCGAATCCCGTCCGCGTCTCTTCGTTAGAGTTGGTTGTGAAGGCCGCATAGACCTCACAAATCAGCCGGGTAGGGAAATGCCCTAATATCTGACCCGCCATTAGCCCATGTGAATAGTCTCCGAAGATGGTAGGAGACTGAAGCAGGTCGTTGTCAGCACCGAACACGGTAGCGGTGGGCGTCCCTACATCGCTCGAGTCAAGGAAGTCCCCGCCCGTGGCGCTGGAGAGGCTGAGGTTTGTCGTTGTCCAGCCCCAGCCGCTAAGCCCCGATGGGTTGGTGGCACCAGCCACAGTGATTGCGTCGGCATGGTTCACCACGTACCAAAAGTCTGTCCCCGCCACCGATTGCCAGAGGTATGCCGGTACGTGTACCCGTAGGTTATGAGCCACTCGGACGAGTCCATGTCCTTTAGGAACGGACAGTTCCGTCACCATCGTCCTTTACTCCTTTACTTGTGGGCGCCCATTCGGTGCCCGGACATCTGCCGCTTAGTGCCCTTGTAATCACAGCCCTCGATATCGCATGAGACGAGTGCCGCCTTTTCTACGCGGGGAGAATTCCCCCGTGCGATAGCGAGCGTCGCCTCTAGCTGCTTGTCCTGGCGCTCGATAGCCTTCCGCTCCTTCTCGTCCGTCACGAACTCCTGGTACGCAGCCCACTCCTGCCTGTGTCGATGCTCCGCATGGATACGTTTGGAATGCAGGCTGCCAAGGTGCTCTGCCTCGCAAGGTTTCGAGATGCCAAGTTCCGGCATGATGACCTGCTCCGGGCTGTTCGGATGCATGAAGCACTTGACGGTTCCGAGCTTGAACTCAGGTGCATTCTTCTTATCGGCCACGAACATGAAACTCCCATCAGGGAGGGTTTTCCCCATCACGGCCGGCACCATGTAGGCGGGAATCGGAATCGGCTCGCCGTTCTCGGTGGAGTAGATCGTCACGGGCGCACGACCTGGGGATATCTCTTGGAACAGAATCTCCGCCTTGTCCCCGGGCCCTAGTCCCTCGATTTGGCTCTTCAGGTCGCGTACTCGTTCAGCGTGCTTGGCTACGTCTTGCGTCATCCCGTTTCTCCTTATACTTTCTGGTTACGGCTTCACGGGGGAAGTCGTTCCTCTGAACTGACACCCCCGACCCGAAATGGCTTCGGTTGCGCGTCACCTCCAGCAGCACTTCCTCCTGCCGCAGGATATCCGCGATGAGCGTACTTTCCGCTAGTTGCTCCTTCCCGCGCTTGGCCCACTTATCGCTATACCGGTCTCTCTCTGCAAGCTCCTGGAGTTGACCTACGGAGTTCTCCCCAAATGACGGATAAATGACCTCCGTGGCGTTCTTGAAGTCCTTAGCGGGGCCAAAGTCCTTGGTCCACTCGGCGACGGCATCACCACGTATGACGTAGACCGCCTGGATCCAGCGTCCGCGCCGCGGACCTTCACGGAGTCCCCAGCACTCTTCGTCTGGATGAACGCTAAGCGTGACTATCTTCACGATATCTTGTCCACGTAATAGCCCATAATTGTCATGTGGATGTCGTCGTCAGTAGTCTTAGCGTTGACGTATCGGCCCTCAGTTACCAGAATGTTTAGTGGAGTTGCACTTATAATGTCGCCCTGCACCACGGCGAACTGAATCAACACCTTTGAAACTGTAATAGTGCTATCTGTCGTTGCCTCGTAAATCACGACTATCGCATCGACGGTGCTGCTAACCTGCTTGTCCGCCCTGAATAGAACCCCAGTCACCACAAACTGTTGCCCCGCCCTAGCACCATAGAAGTTATATGCTGTGTCGTCGACGGCCAACTCCCGAAATGCCGTCTCATCGTAGGAGGCTGGAGCGGTTACGAGCTGGCCGATAGACGTAACCCTTACCTTCACCCCATTCCCGCCACCATCGATTATGTTTACGTCAATCATCAGTCCTCGTAGTAAGCGTGGATTCGCACGCAGGCTAGCGTTGTCGCAGATGCGACATTCTGTACCGTGAGTGTGAGCGAGTCGTTTTGCCCCAGGATCAGCGCCCCCTCATACTCTATGTTGCTGTGACCTATGTCATTGATGTGCTGGCTCATCCACTCCCCGCCGCTCCGCGTCTTACCAGCGGCGCTTGCGGCAAAGACATCAGCGTCCGCAACGTTGCTCGAGGCGAAGTTATGGTTCACCTCCACTCCCGCATTCGCGTCTGAGACGATGGTCCCGCCCGTGTCGTTCTTATATAGAATCCACTGCTGAACGACACTACCGCACGTTCTAATTTTGTGGATGTGAAGATGCTTGGTACTGGAGGTGTTCTTCAAATAGAAGACTGCGTGTTCAGTCGTACCCGTGGGTGCGACGAAGACTCCCGTCGCAAACTCATACGATTGTGCCACCTCCTGCGAATTGTCTTTGCAGTCACAGTTCGTGATCGCCTTCGTTAGTAGACGATTGTCGCTGTCTACAGCAGCCCTATACCCTCCCCCTGTTCCGTCTTCAATCTGTGGCATCTAACTCTCCTAATTCTTCGCCTGTCACCATTGCAAGGTGAGCGTTCTGGATTTTCAGTTGCGTCAGTATCTCGCCCAAAAGGACGGACGTGGCCCGAACCTCGTTCACCTCAACAACCCCTATTTGCTCCACCACTACCGTCTTGTCCCGAACCCAGTCCGCGCCGTCGTAGACGAACTCCTTCTGGGTGTCCGTCTCGGTGAAAGTCGAGCCGACCATCACGTTCGACGGCTTGGTATCCGTGGACAGGCCGTAGAAGCGGGGCAAGCGGCCTTGGTCGTGACTCTGATCCGTGACGGTCACTCTCGCTCCTCGTAGAACACGTTGGCGATTAGCGTCCCGTCTCCGGTGCTCTCCACGGCCAGCCCGTTCGGGTACGGCTCATTCAGTCCGGAGATGCTTCGCTCCTCGTCGGCAGGGATGACGATCATGCTCGCGGTTCTGTCACCGTCTTTGAACGTAACGTAGCGGAGTTCCGTACCTGTATTCGTTAACGACCAGCCCGTTAGACGCGCAGCGCCTGCCGTCACCTCCACACGTTCGTTCAGGTCTTCGGACAGCCAAGAACTCACGAATCTTCCTTTCCAAGCAGGGGGGTGGTGGCCACCACCCCCCTAATGACTATGCCGTCGCCGGAATGGCGTAAGTCCAACCGTTAGCCGCCTCGCCAGCAACGTCCTCAGCCATGTTGCCCGCCCAATCGTCACCTGAACCCGCTGCGTAACCACCGGCAATGGTGTACGCCCCACCGAACGAGTTGCCGTAGAAGTTGGTGTTCGAGCCGTTGGTGTTCTTGAGCTTCTGCGTCGGAGACTGGTTCGCACCCCCCGCAAGGAAGGTGTTGTTACGAACGATTCCCATCTTGAAGGACATATCCTTGATGAGGTTGTCGGAGTCCCCGAACCAACAATCCTCAACAGTCCAGAAGCTGGGTGCGTCGTGGCTAGTATCGGTACACTGCATACAGGCACCATCCGTCGAGCCGGAAGCGAACCCGTAGAACCTGCTGTTCCGAATAACACTCAACGCAGAGTTGGAGTTCGTGTTCGTCACCTGAATGCCGTAGAGCCCCTGGTTCTGACCCACGAACAGGCAGTTCTCCATTACCGTCCCAGGCGCGCTAGCGTTGGTGGTGACGCCGTCGAAGTACACGCACGCAGAGTCGGCCAGCGCATCGAACTCGAAGCCACTGATATACCATCCCCTTGCCCTAATCGCAAGGGCAGGCGAACCCGCTGTGGATGCTGTGAGCCACGCCGCTCCGTAGGAGTCCGGCGTGGGGGAGACGGCGATAAGCCGCCCGAAGGGGCAGACGGTGTTGAGCGGCGTCTCAACGTCCTCGGCATACGCACCAGGGGCAACAAAGATGCTCACCCCGCCACGCCGGACGGAGCTAGCGCCGAGCGCGGCAGCCGCCGTCATCGCCAGGCTGATGGTTGAGTAGGCCGTTGCCCAAGACAAGCCTGCGCCCGTGGCCGACCCGTTAACAGAGTCAACGTAGTAGCTCTGCCCAAACGGATACTGGAAAATCTCGTTGCCATTGCTGTAAGCCTCAAGCTGCTGCGTCTCCTGGTTCCAATGCCAGCCACGCTTGACCGAAGTTCTTGAGAAACCCATATCTTATCTCCTTTGCTGCAAAGGCAGCACTTGAAAAGGAAGGTGGAGGGGGTTTAAGGGCACCCCCTCCGAAAGCCCACTATGTCAAGCGCTCCAATCGCGATTGCCCTTGGCCCAAATATAATCGCACTCCAACAGAGGGTCGCCCGTGGACCCGGCTGCGAGAATGAGAATCGGGTGGTACAGGGCGTCGACATCGAGCGTACCCGACTTCATGCGGGCTACCCTTGTCAGACCGTTCTGGTTAGCCATCCCTACGGCGCCAATCCAGCCCTCCGCATTCCCTGCAACGTCGATCTCGACCCTGGCAATAACCCAGGAGTCGGCTGTGATGGTGGCAAGGGCCCTGACGCCTAACGCCCCCAGCGTGGTTTCGCCCTGGAGCGCGTCTGATAAGGCAGCCGCGGTGGTCTCTGTGCCGTCCAGTGAAGAGTGGAACCTGTAGTCGTCCGTGTCTGCCGACGTGTCGGTGTAGAAACCGACGGTGTTGCCGCCGTCAAGCGTCGTCAGGGCTGTGCCGCTCAGGGTGAACGGGTTAAGCGGCTCGGCAACCGCCACCGTCTCCTGCCACCCCACGAACACGCGGAGGTCAGTTGCCAAAGTTCCCTTGAACCGTGCCTCCATTCGCAAAGTGCCGTTACTGGACGGCACCATCGGTGCCCCCCAGAAAGCCATGCCATTCCCTGCAGCACCCGCCCCGTTGGCCGAGACGACGCCACCGCTCTCATCCACGGTGAAGAAGAGTTCAGTCTGCCCGCCAAGGGCAGCAAAGGTAAGGTCATTGTACCTCGTACCCGCCGTGCCGTCCGCAATGGAAGCCGTGGCGTTATATCCGTTGAAGTCCTCAGAGAATCCGATTCTCCCAAAGTCACTCTGGATTGGCATAATGTTCCTTTCCAGCGGGTCCTCCGCTGTATGAAAAAGCCCGCGTCCTGCGGGCTGCTAGGTGTGTATTCAGTTGTTATTCAGTTGTCAGGAAGTTGGTGCTGTGGCGTCTGATTTGTGCAAGTACGCCCAGACCTGAGTCGAACCGCTCTTGCGCTCCACGAAGGCATACTCGTTCGTCATCGAGATGACGTCCGCACCGCCGCCGAAGTACATGTCGCGGTCGGTCTCCGTCTTGAGGTCCATGCCGATAGCGGCGACAACGCCTTCTCGGGAGTGCGTCGCCCCATTAGCGTTCGGCACGGAGTCCACGATGATGTTGCCATCCTCGAACACGTTGGAGCCCGCCACCGTCCCCGAGAAGCCCTTGCGGAAGGTGTCCGCCGTTATACCATCAGGGATGGTGTAGGTTCCCACGCCAGCCAGCACCTCATCCTGTACGTCCTTGATCTGCCGACCGTGCAGGACGGTGTAGACCTCCGCCATGCTCGGCTCCGTCACGTTCGAGGTGACATTGGTCTTGGCCGAGGATATGTGGCCGAACGAGATGGGATTGCCCGAACCGGGCGAGTTGGTCGTGGCGAACGTGGAGAATATGGACAGGTAGTCCTCGTCCTCCTTACGGTTCATCGCGTTCCCTCCAAGGCCGCCCATCTTGTCCTTCACAACGCTGGCGATCTTCCTGAACGTCCTATCCGTGATCTTGATGATGATTTGACTCATCGTCGGCTCAATGGACAGGAGCGTCCCTTGAAGCTGTTGGAAGTTCCGGTTGTCCACGGTTTCCGTGATGTCCTGACCTGACACCTGACTAAGCGCGAACTCAGTCCAGTTCAGGCCGGTATTGGGGGTCTGCTGCTTCACATCGCAGGTGCGGCGCCAAGTGCCCGCAAACTCCTTGACGATGCGAGCCCCGCCAACGATATCTGGCAAGGCATCAGTCAGAGACCCGGTACTCGTCTCTCCTGTCGCCATTTCTTATTCCTCCTAGCCCGCCCTCCGGCGGGCCCGTATTTCCTTAATCTGTTGGATAGGTGTACTCGGGTCAACGAGTAATTCCTCATCGCTACGCCCGCCGCCCGCCGAAGAGGTCGCCATACTAGGGCCTTGCCCCGAACGGGTTCCGCCCTTGGCCCCCTCTATCTGGGCTTCGAGCCTCTTGATCTTCGCCTGGTCGGTTGCCCTGACGTCCGCTATGAGCGCTTCGACAATCTTCTTGGGCTCGCCTTCGGGCCGGCCGTTCTCATCCCACCTCTGGATGGCTGCGCGGTACCTAGCAGTAGCCCTTGAGCCAGCACTACCCGCGTAATCCCCAAAGAAGAGGGCCGTCTCGACCACGCCCTGTTGGAAGCCTGTCTGCCTACCGGCAGTCTCGCCAAACTCTTGCAGCCCCTTGAGTTGCCCAAGGAAACCCTGGACCACTTCGGCGCCTACCTCTTTGGTGAGAGTGCCTTCGCTGACATGCCGGTTGATGGCGTCGGTAAAGCCCTTGACGCCCGACACAACCTGCGTGGAGAGCTGTATGCTTCTCTCGCTTGACTTGACCGAGCGCTCGATGCTCGGCTGCAGCTCTCTCTGGGCTTGGCCGTAGCCCGCCTTGTGTGTGACATCCAGCCGGGCCTCGTCTGCGAGCTTCCAGTCCTCGTTCTGGCGTTGCCTCTCTATCGAAACCTCATAGGTTTCAGGCTCTTGCTCCTCCGTCACGGCTTCCGTTTCGGGCTCGACAGGCTTCGTCCCCAACTCTTCAGCTGGAGCCGAAGCGACCTCTTCCTCCTGGGTCGCCGCAGCAGCGGTTTCGGTTTCCATCAAGTCACCTCCAAATGAAAAGTCCCCTCGAAAGGGGGCTGTATGCTAGTCCGCTAGTTGGCCTAAACAGGGACAGCGGATGCAGCAGGTGCTGCCTCGCTCATGAAGTCTGGTAGCATCTTCTTGATGTCGTTAATCAGATCCTCCGTCGTCGGCTGTGCCGGCGGCGTGGGCAGGGGCCCAGCCCCGGCCGCTATCTCATCCACGCTCGGCCCTGGGAAGATTGTCTTGAACAAGTCTTCCCGCGACTCGAACTGATGAACCGGCGCTGGGCCGATACCGCCATCTGGCCCGAGTCCAGGTAGCATCAGGCTGACACCGCCTGGGATGCTGGACTGCAAGGCTTTGAGCTTCGTTGGGCCACGCGCTGTGCTGACATCCGCCGCCTTCTCCACCCGTCCCTGCTCCTCCTTATAGATGTCCATAGCCTCTGTGAAACCGAGGTCTTTATTCAACATCGCGTTTCTCAAAGCCGCCTGTAGTTGCTGCAACATCGTCGCCTGTCGCGCCTCCCTGTCCGCCGTAGACTCGAACGTGGGGTCGCTGGTGTAGCCGATGATGTTGCCGTTCCCGTCGAAGATGCCCAGGATGCCAGGGGCAATCTCACGGGATGAGCCGCCAGGGGTGCGGGTAGTGCCAGCACCCGTCAGGCCAAGTGCAGACCGGAGGTCAACCTTGTTACCATCCTTGTCCCAGAACATCCCAGGAATGACCGTCCCCGTTGTGGGGTCGTTCATTGGAGTCAAGCCTTGAGGTACTGACGGTTCGGCAGGTATATTGGCGTCGTTCAGTTCCTTAGTGGTAGCGTCACGGGATGCCGTGAGATTTCCACTATCGTCAACAATCACAGCTTTACCGCTGAACGTTACGTAGGTGCCCGCAGGAAGCAGGAACTGTTGCCCCGTGGAGTCCTGAATGATGAACCCAGCGGGTTTACCTTGCTGCTCAGCCGCTAGTGGGGAGCCAGGAATCGCAGTCCCAAGGCCAGCAGCAGCAGCACCGAGCTGGGCGATCTGCTGGCCTGTAACCTGGTAGCTTTGACCGTCAACGATGATGGTCTCACCAACGAGAGTGGTAAGCTCGCTGTCGCTCGGATTAGCTAGGGCCGCTGCTGCACGTGCCTTATCAGCCGCCGAAGCGTTGGGGTCAGCCAGAATCGCCAGTGCTTCTTCTCGCGTCATCGTTACTTCTCCACCGGAGGTAGGCCCTTAGACGCACGAACAGCGTCCGTGATGTAATCCGTTCCCAAGAGGTCTTCCAGGCCAGCATTCTCAAGGTCATCCTGATTCTCAACCACAATCCCCACCCATTCCGGGTTGAGCAACCCGCCCTGTTCGGGGAAGTTCGTGCGCTGTTTGACACTCTGGAGTATCTGAGCCATGGTGATGACGTGCTGGGGTAGACCCATCTGCCGCCCAACAACCTCAATGGCATCCTTCATCGGCACCTTCACGCCCAACTCCATCTCCCACTCGTTGCGTTGGTCGCGCACCCGCTCGTTGAGCGTTTTGATGTCGAATATCTCACGCGGAGTGAGTCCCACGTACTTCGGCGTCTCAAGAAGCTGCCGCCTGATGCCGGGGTCGTAGGTCTGCACACCACCACCGAGCAGCGCGATGGGAGCGGTCACACCCGCCGCTATCGCGCCCTCCTCCCGCACCGCGTCGATGATGTCCTGAGTCGCTAGCGGCACGAGACGGTTGAACGCTTCACGCTTTGCCGTCTCCGCATCCAACCTGAGGGGTTCACCGATAAATGTCTCCCCCTTCAGCACATCCCACACGGCAGCCCATTCGGGCGCTAGGCCCGATCGCATCCAGCGAATGGCTTGGTCTGCTCGACCGGTAGGCACAAGCCCCAGCGTTTCATCGTAGCGACGTTCCGTCAGGATCCG